ACTCCTCTTCTTCTTTTCTTCTTCTAGCAGTCATCTCATCCCACTCTTGAGGTGTTGCGTCATCTATACTCATTGCATCTCCAAATTAATTTTATCATTACGTTTTTTAAAGTCTTCAGATTCTTTAGCCTCTGTATCAATCCAATCATCAGGTATTGATTCTTCACTAAACCATCTAAATCCATTTGTTCCTGCCCACTCAGCATGGGATCTTTTAGTGCCATCCTTTCTACGTTTAGCTCCAGGCATAGGAGCAGAAGGATTAGCAAAAAGAAATACTAGTTCCATGTTTTTAGGCAAATGTTTTTTAACCCAGATGTATTTATTATATTCTTGAAAGTCCCAGAACCTACCTTTAGATTCTAACAATATAGTCTTTCTTCCTATCTTCCTAACAAAGTCAGGCTCGTAAGTGTGTTCTATTACGTAAGATATTTTGTCTCCATGATGATACCAATCTTTTAATATTGATTCATGTAACACAGCTTCCCATATAGAGTCGTACTTATGATTGTTAGGGGCTACAATCTTTCTGGGTCTAGGTACTCTTGGTTTTCGTTTACCGCTAACAGCTTTTTTCTTAGTACTAATTGTATCTCTCTCTTGTGCTGTTAACAAAATCTTCTAGGTCTTTGACTGTAATAGATTCTATATCTTTGCCTAGGTTGTAAAGTTTCTTAATACATTTCCTTGCCCATTTAAGAGTGTAAAAGCTCAGTCGTATTTGACCATAGGCGTAGAAATGTTTTGCACTAGGTAGTAACTGTTTTATATTCTTAATAGAAACCTTTTCCTGTTCTTCTTCAGGTACTTGAGTCTTTACCCATTCTATTAAAATATTTTCAGAGTGTCTGTTTATTCTTTTCATTATCTTAGTATTCATGTTAGCTCTAATACCTTGGGTTGTGATGCTACTCTGGTGAAATACTTCAAGCCATGAGCGTACTTAAACACTCTTAGACCATGACCGTTATTAGCATCAGACCAGCATTCGTTTTTGAATGAGCAGTATACACAGGAGGGAGGTAAAATTTCATTACCTTTTTTACCTTCAGGTATAGGAGTATAACATTTCTCTGGAGGTGTGTCAAGATCTAAAGCTTGTTTTAAGTTATTTATTTTATTAACTGGATTAGGTTTTGATAATTTACCAGGCCTAAATAAAGCAAGTTCACCTGACTCTTTATTGATAGCTAAGAAGCCACCATCAGATGTACCTTCAGCCGCTTCATAACCTGCAAGCTGTGCCATGTATCCGAAGGTATCGTTCTGAGCTAGAGTCCCTTCAGAGAACTTCTTGAACGCAAAGTTAGATGCAGTTTTTATATCAATAACTTCACCATTTATTTTACAGTCCATATGCCCCTTGATACCGTCAACCTCTACTTCTTTCTGCTCATCAGTTACTTTATGTCCTGAAGCTTTTACTAGTAAGAGTAGTAGCTCCTCTAGTAGATGACCATAAAGAAATTTTATTCTGGTTATCGCATTAAGTTTAACAGTATCTTCTTGCCTAGCTTCGTACCACAACTGCCTAGCAGGTCTACCAATATTACTTATACGTAATCCTTTACGTTGTTTTTTAGGCTGTGACCATTGAAGAACCGCATCCTGTAGATTACTTGCGAAGTCTTCTATAAGATTAGGATCTATCTCCTCTTCTCTTTCAATGAAGGCGTAAATATCCTCTACTAAATAATCCAAGTCTTTCATTTTCTATGCCCCACAAATCTGCATTTTCTAGTTTCGGAATTGTAGTGTAAGTACTGTACTCCTAGTTTCTTTTGAGTCATTGTCTTAGCAGATAGTCTCCCATCTTTATAAGACTTTACATCAATTAAAATAATTTCACCGTTAGGTTTCATAGCAATAATATCTACAGGCCCTGTGCAGCCTGAGTTCTTAAAGACATGATAGCCCTTGTCCCATAACCAAGTTATTGCATAGTGTTCTGCCATGTCACCAACTCTATTAGGTTCATGTTTAGGTTTCATACAAGCTCCCTATTTAAATAATCTATTGCTCTTTCAAGAATGTTTACATCATCATTAAAGTTTCCTAAAGCTCTGTTACATTTGTGACACAACCACCCCCTAAAAGATTCTGTTTCATGACAATGATCTAAGACCCACTGAGTAGAAGACTTAGGCCCTCCTGTAACCTCGTTTTTATTTCTTAAACAAATAG